GGCTTCTAAAAGTTTTCCCTGGTAAGCTTCCTTACCTTCGGCCATACGTGATGCATGCATAAGCTGTGCATCTGACATAGCTATCTTTGTTTTTTGTTTGTTAGCGTAAATTTTTGACCCTGCAGAAACTGCAAGTTTAATTGCACTTAACCACATTAAAAGACTCCTTTAAAACCTGTGCCTCTAATAGCAGCTCTGCTGCCTCTTACTCTTATTTCACCACCGTGAACCATTCCAGCACTTTTACAAGGTGGCCTTGTTCCATCAGCACATAAAATATTATTATTTTCTCCTTGACCGTCATTCATACTATTATTCAAATTATTTTTTGAATAAGCATCTGATATTTGATTAGCAGTTTGTGTCTTACTTCTAGTAATTCCTGAAAATTTGTCTGTTATACCTTTAACAGCTCCAACAGCTATACTTGGTACGTCTAACACTCTTCCGATAACAAAATTAGTTGCAGCACCTAAAGCACCTCCAAAACCTGAACCTTTATTTACATCTTTAATGCTTTGATTCATTCTGTTTCTGCCATAAGTAGAAGTTCCTGAAACAGCACTTCTATCTACTCCACTTGTGTCTCCATAACCACGATCAGCTCTTTCTTGAGCTCTTCCTGGATCACCCATGTCAGCACCACCACCTCTAAATTTTCTAATTCTTAATCCACCTTTAGTTGTTCCTCTTGAAAACTTAACAGGAGGTACTTGAGAATTAGGTCCTCTTAAAGGAGGAGTAGTTCTAGTTAATCTTTTATTAACTCTTGTAGCCATTATTTTATTGTTTTAAGAAGTGCATTTAGTTTATCACCCATAGCTCTCTTTTTTAGATATTTAGATGTTTTGCTTTTTTCTACTGTACCTTCTGCTCTAGCTTTTGCTAGCTGTTGTCTAAATGTAAGTGATTTTTCAGCATCTTCAGGTCTAGTATTATCTGCTCTAGCTTTTGTTAGCTGTTGTCTAAATGTAAGTGATTTTTTAGCACCCATATCCATTCCGCCACCTTTAGAATATCTTTTTACAGCTGTTCTAGGTCTATATATTCTTACAGGTCCATTTTCTTCAATATTTTTTTTAGCAACTTCATCTATTTTTTTAAAAGGAATTGCAAGAATTTTTCCAGTTTTTTTAACAGTTTCTTTAGTTTTTTTAATTACTGTTTTACCTTGTTCCACCTTTTTTTTAATATAGTTTTTAAACTTTTTTTTCTCTACAACGTCAGATTTACCTAATCTGCTTCTTATTTCTCCAGCTGTTCCACTGTCAGCTCCACCGCTTTTGCCCGCTACTGATCTTTTATCGTCTGCAATAAAAGTGTTCATAAAATCTCCGAACCTAGCTTTAACCATTTTACCATTTTTAGCTTTCATAGCCTTAAAATCTGCACCTGTAATTTTATTTCTTGGAGGAGCCATTCTAGCAATCTTTTTTTGTTTAGCTGATAACATTTTACCATTTTTAGCTCTAACCATTTTACCAGGCATTAAAGACTCGTCTTGTAATCCCATTCCAGATGTTCTAGCAGCACCATAACCTTGCATCATGCCACCACCCATTTTTCTAGCCATTTTTTTATTAGGTCTGATAAGTCTTTTTCTAATTAAATCTGATTTAGTGTTTATAGAAACATTAAATCCTGGACCAACTTCTTCTTTTAATTTGTTTGCAGCTTCTCTTAAATTTACTTGGTCAGTTGTTTTTCTAACAGTTCGTGTTGTAGAATTACGTCTTCTTCGTTCTCCAACTAAGTATCTTGTTTCAGGATCATAAGCAGATGATTGAGTCGTTAATCTTTTAACATTTTCAGATGCTTTATCACGCATGTCATTTTTGATTTTAGCATACTTACCACCGTAAGGTGCCACGTCTTTGTATGACATACCTTTAGAATATTTCTTCATCATGCCACCACCCATGTAACCTTTGATATTCATTTGGTTCATTTCGCCACCGGCAGTTAATTTAGATGGTTTTGGTTTTGGTTTAACTGAATTTATAACAGGGTATTGTAAATATCCTTTTGCTATATTAGCATATTGTTTGTCTAGTCCGAATTTCTTACCCATTTTTTTTCTCCTGTTTTTTTTGAGTTAATTCCATTTTTTCACGTGCAACTTCCAATCTTGCATCTGACTGGTCGTCATTTTGTTCTAATTTCATTTTATCAAAGTCCAATCTGTCTTCAAATTGATCTTCTTGATTTTCTATCTTGATTGTACCCTCTTGAGCCCTACGTTGTAAATCCATAGCTCTTAAATCAAGCTCTCTTTGTTTCAACATTACGATTGGGTCTTGTTTAGCTCCGTCTGCTTGCATTTCTGCTTGAGCCAACTCAGAAGTTATCTGTGCTACACGTTTAGCTACTTCTGAATTAAACATATTTTGAAATGCTTGAGGATTTTCTTGTGATAACTGTATCATTTGAGGATTTTGCTGCATCATTTGTTGAACTTCAGCACTTGCTTTTAAAGATACGTGTTGAGAAATATGTCCTTGTAGATTTGCGTATACAGTAGGGTTAATTTGAACCATTCTGGTTCTCATAAATGCTGAATGGGCTGCTATATGTGCATCATGGTCTTGTTCTGGAAAAGCTACAAGACTTTGCATTTGCATTGCTTTCATATTTTCCATTGCAGGATCTTCTGGCATAGGTTTTGGTGCTGGTTTTAATAATTGAGGTATTTCTTTTGTTCCTAAAGCCTCATAAACACGTCTATAAGCTTCGTGTAAGTTATGAAGTTGAGGATTTGACTGTGCAATTTGTAATTGTGTCTGTGCTAACGTCACTCTTTGTGACATTGAGAAAATATTTGGGTCTGCAACAGGTAAAATATCTACTCTGTCATCAAAATCTAATAATTTTATAACTCTTTCTGCTCCATAAACTGAATAAGGATACTCAGGAGGTAAATATTCTGAGATTACATTAGCTAATAACTTAAATTCTTGCTTCATTGCATAGTAACAACGTTTATGAATAGCACTAATTACTCTTGAACCTCTTTCTAAAAGAGCAATAGTAGTTCCAACAGGTGCTTGTGAATTCATATCAGCAGTTGGGTTATCTGCAATAGAGGCAAATCTTCTTCCTGCGTCTACACAAAAACCTAAAAGGTTAAATAAAGTAGTTGAAGGTTCTTTAAAAGGTAATAATTGAAACTGATCTCTAATATTTCCGCCAGGTGCATCTACATCTCTAAATTCTCCTGGTTGAATAGGTTGGTCATCGTCTCTAATTCTCATTCCTCTAGATTTAAATCCAGCAGGTAAGTTAGATAGTGTTCCAGCGTCTAGTAATTGTCTTAATGCAGTAGTTGCTGTTCGTGACAGGCCACCGATCATGTGAATTAAACCAAAACCATAAAACCCTAAACCTGGTAAAAATTTAAAATGTGCAAAATATTCTTTTCTTAAAAACTTTTCATCGTCTTTTTCATAGTTTCTGTATATAGATAAAATCTGTCTTGTAGATTCTTCTATTGTTACAATGTATGGAATTTTAATTCCTAAAGAATCTTCACCTTCTGAAATATAATCAGATAAATCTAAATCAACATGCATTTCTAAAACATTGTAGATGTAGTCATTAGTTTCAACAGGTTTAATTCCTTCTAGTTCATTATACTTATCTTGAATTTTGTCTTCTTTCTTTTGAGGTTTCATTAAGTCTACTTCCATGTAGAATCCTGAAGCCATTTTTTTAAGTAAGTCGTTTTCTGATTGTTTTAAAACGTGAGTAATTCTTGGAGCATCTTTTAGATCAGTTGCATAATAAGGTACAACTAAATCTTCTGCCGGAATAAATTTTGATACTGCTCTTTCTAAAAGAGAATCATAATAAATTTTTTTAAATGCAGATCCTGCTAAAGGTAAGTAAAATAATAACTGGTCAAACTCTGGAGTATACTCTTCCATCTTCTCCATGATTTGATAGTTCATGAAATCTTTTACTCTTTGAGATTGTGCTTCAACTTCTTCGTTTTGTAATCCAACAATTTTAGTTTTTACTGGACCATCTGAAGGTAAGAGTTCTTTGTAAGCTTGCGATTGAAATTGTGTAACCGCTTCCGATAACAAAGGATGAGTAACATTACTTGCTCCTTTGAAAGGTTGTGTAGTAGATTTGTATTTAAATCCTAAAAGATCTAAACCATTTCTATAAGTGTCTTCCCAATCTTTTCTAGATTCTTTATCAGAATCATATTCAGAAATTAAATCAGACGCTAACTGTTTTAGAGCTTTGTCATCAATTGTTTCTGCAACGTTTGCAAAGAAATCTTCTGCTTCGGTTTCTTCAGCTACTTCTTCACCATCTTCAGGTAATGAAACAACTGCCTCTTCCTCAATATCAATTTCTTCATCAATTGGATTATCGGTCTCAATAGCCATAAATTATTATGTTATTTTAGTTGGCTTGTTTCTTCCTAACTTACAAGATGCTTTTACGTAAGTACCTTTGTTAGCTTTAATCATTTTACCGTACTTAGCTCCGTCCATAGCTCCTAAGCCAAAACTTCTTTTTCCTAGTACTTTACTTGCTAACGTTCCACCTTTACTAGATGTTGCATTTCTTCCTGGACCCATGTTTAAGATCCTTTCCAATATACTTTTCTTT